AATATGGGCAATCATTATGACCATAAATAATGGTTGCATTATCATCATCACCAACAAGGGCAACACGTTCTACTTTTTCTGAAACATTCTCTGCTCTGGATTTTGCTTCTGTACGCAGGTAATATAGACCTTTCAGACCAAGTGACCATGCAAGCAGATGAACTTCGTTTACATAGCCTCTGTCAGTGGTTCCTGGGAAGAACAGATTGACTGACTGACCTTGACAAATAAACTTTTGTCTATCGCCAGCATGTTTGATAACCCATCTTTGATCGAGTTCGTCTGCTGTTTTAAATCTTGCCTTTTCTTCTTCTGACAAGAAAGACAGATGTTGAACACTGCCCTTTGTTGTAATAATACCTGTCCATGTTGTATCGTTATTACGATCATATGATTCAAGTACTTCTTCTAAATATTTGTTCTTTACAAGGAAGCTACCAGCACGAGTTCTGTGTGTATATGCATTCGCTTTCATCGGTTCAATAGAAGGAGAAGTAGCAAGAATGATACCAGAGCTAGCGTTGGGAGCGATTGCAAGAAGGTGTGCATTACGTTTGCCAGTTCCAACACCATCCGGATATTCTCCTCTTTCTTTCGCCAATAACATAGTTTCTTTATTTGCTTCAGTCTTGATAAATTCAAAGACTTCAGTATTTAGTTGTCTTGCTTCTTCTGTTTCCCATGCAAGACCTTTTCTCTGTAGGAGAGAGTGGAAGCCCATTGCTCCAAGACCAATTGATCGTTCTCGCTCAGCTGAGAATCTTGCTCGCTCGATTTGGTCTGGTGCATTCTCAACGAAGTATTCAAGCACATTGTCGAGCATTCGAATAAGATCGCTGACCAACGTGGTGTCTTTCCACTCGTCATAGTACTCCAAGTTAAGAGACGATAGGCAGCATACCGCAGTCCTATCCTCACTTGTGGGTAGATGTATTTCGTTACAAAGGTTCGAACCATGAATTTTTAATCCTAATTTTTGCAAGTTTTCAGGCAGATCACGGTTCGCTGTGTCGATAAAATTAATATAGGGTTCACCTGTCCTGAAACGTACTTCAAGAATTCTTTGCCATAAAGTACGTGCGTTAACTGAGTCTTTTACCGTTCTATCTTTCGGATCTTGTAATTCCCAGTCCTCATTGTTCACGACTGCCTTCATAAAAGCATCGGTAATATTAACTGCATTATGAATGTTCAACGCTTTTCGTTGCACATCTCCTGTCGGTATACGAATCGACAAGAATTCCATAATATCTGGATGAGAGATATCCATGTATGCGGCATAGGAGCCTTTACGTGTTTTACCTTGGCGATATGCAATCATATCAGCATCAACGGTATGTAAGAATGGAATCGGTCCAGGTGCTACATCACTTACTGTACGGACGTCAGACCAATGTCCGCCAACACCGCCACCAAAAACACTGAGCCAACGAAGCTCACTAGAATGGCTAATAAGACCCTCAAGAGTATCTGGGACATATGTGAGAAAACAAGAGATAGGTAATCCTTTGTCTTTTTTCTTTCCATTCGGAGCGTTCGATAATACTGGACTAGCAAACATAAACCACTTATTACTAACAGCGTCATAAAGACGGGCAGCGAGCTTGTCATCACGTTTTCCTTTATATGTAGACCATGCTTCAGCTGCTCGGCCAAAGGCTTCTTGCGGACTCGACTCATGATCCAACATGTAGAAGTCTTTCAACATATTGATAGCATAGTCTGCTAAGATCTTATCTTTTTGTTTGTCCACCTTGAGTTTCATTCTTTGCCCCTTAGATATCCGCCTAGGATATATTTGTCTTCTGAAAGCGGTGTCTTGCCTTCATGTAAGTATTCCCATGTTGTTGGGAAAATTAAAACTGCGCCTTTTACCGGAGTAATAGACGCTTTGTGAATTGGAAAATCTGTTTCGCCACCTTCTTGTACATCGTTAAGATACACAAAGAATGCAAGTAGTCGGTTTGCCGCATCATCAGTGTGTAGCTTGAATTGTTGCTTACCCTGATTATACTTCTTAATCCGAAAATGTTCCCATTCTCTTTCTGCCGGCCATTGAACTGCTGTGTTCAAAGAAAGAGCTTGTGTGTAGATTTCAATCAACTCATTAAATTTAGTGGCCAGCCATGGAACTTCTGACCAATCTTCTTTGACAATATCTACATCATAAAAATCTGCTGCATCGTGTTTAATATGATTCTGCATAGAATCGGTAAATTTCTCAATCAAGGAATCACAGGTCTCAGGTGACAAGAAGTTTCTGTACATACGAATGTGCATTATACTTTTTTCCAGGAATTCAACTTGATTTGGGCTTTTGGGCCACTGAACGAATGAGTCGCGATAATTTCTTGTGGATTTAGTCCGTTGAGAACCATATCATTGATATCCTTATCTACGACATAGTCTGGCCATAGGACGATTGAGTAACCTTCCTTAATGAACTTAAGATATTTGGAAACGATAACGGCGTTTCGCGGTTCATTATCCAGACATAATACGATGTCTTTGTTTGCTTCAAGATATTTATTTTTGCCTATGTCTGAGCCAGCCATTGCGAGAGAATTTTTTAGAAAAAAACTGTCTATTGGACCTTCGACTACGATTGTTGTTTCATCTTTGTTCCAGCGATCAAGCCCGAAGATTTTGCTTTTTTCTTTGTCGAAGAGAACTGTCAAATACTTAGGTTGAGCATCATCAAGAGATCTGGCTTGCAGACCAAAGAGTTTACCATCTTCATCTCTAAATGGTATGATTAACTTCGGTTGTCCGTCTTTGAATTCGTAACCGTAGGAGTTAACCAAGCGTCCAAGAGATTCAGTGTAATAGAGATCGCGAACAGTCCAATCAGGGATGCTCCTATACCGTACGAAAGATACAGCGATATGGTCAGGTTCCAAACTAGCAAGACTCTGACAACTATGTAACAGATTGTTATGATTAACGGAGACCGTGATAGTTGTGATATCGCCAGAGCTGTGTTTGCGATTATTAGAATTGGAGACATATTGTTTTACTTTCTCATATGGTTGGTTGCGTTGACAACCGTGACATAGAAACATCTCAGTATCACTGTCATCATAGACAAATGACTGAGCATCACAATACGGACACGAAATATCTTGAACCATAACAGGTTATACTGTGTATCGATCAAGGATTTTCGTTAAGTCTTTACGTTTCTTTTTCTTGGTAGGACCAGTTGGACCGGCTAGGCCACTGGCATTTGCTTGGGCATTTGTAGTTGTTGGTGACAAGGCACCTGGCTGACCAGCAGTCATCGCTTCTTCCATACTATCACACATAGCTTCCCAATAACCTTCCTTAGTTGTAAGGTCATAATTAGTAACATAGTTGTGTTCGTCCATTCTTTCAAAGAGATACTCAGCAGTCTCTGCATTTGCATTATCTTCTACATATTCTTTGATGAGCGCTAGTGCTGCGACGTATGATGCGATTTGCATCTGACCTCCAGGAATCTTACCTAATAATCTTTTCAGGTTCCATACCATGCGGTCTAAAAGGTTAAATGAATCTTTTTGTTTCTTATCACGCTTATTGGCTTTTACAAGGATTTTACCATTTTTATCCATAACACCGGTTTTGAATGCATCCCATTTATTATAAGGCATTGTGAGTTTTCGCAAAATACGAAACACCATTACAGTATCTACTACACTTTTACTCATACCTTTAATTCCTTTAACATTTCTGCGGTTTTCATGTTATGTGGGATATATGGATATTCATCTTGTTCCATAAATCCAAGATAATTTAATACGGTCTTCAATACACTCTTTTCTTCTTCACTACAATTAAACATTAAAAGTTCTTTTGCTGGATGTATTTCAAATACATTTGTAAAGAGTATAACGTGGTTTAAAAGAAGTCTTATGTTTACCTCTTTCTTCGCAATAATCTTTTTAACCAATTTTCGTGCATACTGTGCTCGTTTCAAGTCTTCTGAGAATTCTCTTTTACTTACACAGGATTTATTAGTATACACTCCAAAGGCATAGATTTCATAATTTTTTTTATCTAGCTGCATCTATATTTGCAAACTCGCCCTTATTCATTTTAGTGGTGGGCTTAGTTTCTACCGTATCAGGTTTGTCTTTCATTTTGATTTCAGTAGGTTTTTGATCGATTTCGTCGGCATTCTTAATATCTTTATTGCCAATAGCAACATTTGCACCTGGTACCTCACCTGGTACGGCGGTTTGTGCTGCTGCTACAACATCTTTCTCATCATCAGATCTCTCAATAGGATTTTTACCTTTTGAAATCTGTTCACCACGATCGGCTTCACTGACAGAATTTCGCTGTTGTAATTCCAGCATGATGTCTACAAAATCATCAATATTACCATTAGATTCATCTAAAAGTTTTAAAAATTCTGTTGTCATATCATTCTCCTGTAAATATATTTATATTTACCCGAAGAATTCTGTTAGATTCAACTGCTTTTCAACTGTCCAACCAATAGGCTCGAGAATACCATCCATAGGATCTGTAATGACTTTTTCAAACATTTTATTATAGTCAACATATCCACGGCATTCGAACTCTTCAGGTATAGATGTGAGATATGAAAGTACTTCGGCACCAAGATGATTTGGTTGGCGTATGTATACGAACTTGCCTTTCTCACCATTACGAATCAATTCCCAATCTTTACTGAGTTTGAATCGATCAATAAGGCGATTGAATAGAATAGCACCACGAATATGAGGTGGTGTACCTTTCTTATAACCAATATCATCATTCTTCGGTGTATATGACCAAACATTATTCATAGTTCTAGGCATAGCAATATCTTCGGCAGCCATAGATTTGAATTCTTCTTTGAAGTTAGCGATGGCCTTCTGGACTGTTTCTTCATCTGATGTCAGAACTAGGGAGATGAAGTCAAGAAGCGGTTGCCTGCACAGTTGTGGTGTAGATGATCGAATGGCATCTAAACCCTGAATTTTTTGTTTTGCTTTTTCGTGGCGAACGCCTTCAGTATCCCATACATTCATGGCATACCGCTTCTTGGCAGTCCAGAAGGCAGAGTCTGCAATGCATTCTCTTTCCATCACCATCTTCTGAGCATATACATTCATATACTCAGCAACTTGGTCAAACTCCTGGTTTAGAATTTTTTGTACTTGGTCATGACATATCTTATCGAGTATGTCTATCAATTGATCTGTAGGTTTATCAGCAAAGAACTTGTCAACAAGTGGTTGCATATTGACATAGTTTGAATCTGTATCAATGGCAATAACATAGTCTTTGTTGGTTGTACCAAGCAAATCATTCATGAACTTGTTGATTGATTTTTCTGCACGCTGAATAATGAACTGACCGGACAAAGTGATTGATTCACCAAGTCTTTGGTCAAACCAGCGATAGTACTTATTTGTGATAGCACCATAGCCTGAGTTGAGAAGAATCTTACGAACGTGTTGAGCAAGGTTAAGCTTTGTAGCATCTTTACCTTCTTTCTGACGTGCAATCATTCTGCCTTTGATTTCTTTACGTTCAGTATAAAGCTGGCGCATGACTCTTGGGATAATACCTTCAGCATCTTTACGATAGCACCAACCAGCCGCAGACACAGCATAATCACCATACGATTCATATTCGTTATTATTAAGGAATGCATGAACACGCTGTTCTTTGGATTTGGTAGCCATGACCTGAATACCATCAACCATTGTTTCAGGTGAGATGTTGTATTGCATAATAAGGTGTGGATATAGAGAGTTCAAATCAAATGAACATACCCAGCCATGCTTACCGACTTGCGGAGTTTTAACATAGCCACCAGGAATCTGTTCAGTAAGATTATGTTTAGGAAATGTATATGGCGGAACTTTGTTTTCTTTATGAAGTTCTTTATTGATGAGTGCATCCCATGTTTTAACAACACCGCTTACATCTTCAAAGTTGATGCCGGCTTTGTATGCGATAGCAAACTGAACATCGAGCAAACCAAGCTTTTCATCGAGTCTTTTGACAAGATTAACATCTTGAATGTTGTAGTCAATAAACTTTTGAAAGTTTGTAAAGAAGAGTTGATGCAAACCTGATACTTCAGAATAGTCAAGCTTACGTTCACCAAGTTCTACGTAGGCGATGTGATCCAATCGATATGATTCTTGTACCGCATTCTTGCGATATCGATCAAGATAGTCAATATCATCAATGCCTGTAATTTCAACACGAAGTTGTTTACCTTGTCGAGATGGTATTTCACGGATCTTAGTCCAATTCCATGGCGATAGGCGATTGACATCAAAGCCAAGCTTGCTGAGACGATTGAAAATATAAGGCATATCAAAGAGTTGAGTATTCCAACCAGTGACAACCTGTGGATAAAAGTCTTGCCAAAATTTAAGGAACTTGGAAAGAAGCTGATGTTCAGACTCACAAGGTATGTACACTACACGATCAAGAATTTCATCATCAAGTTCTGATTTAGTTTTAAGCCATGAGCCTTGGCCAAATGTAATAAACTTATCAGTGATAGAGTCATGTATGCAAATGGCAGTGATAGGATAATCTGCTTTATCCGGATAAGGAAAGCCTTCGTCTGAAGTTACCTCAATATCAATATTGAATATGCGAATGTCTTCACGTTTCCATTCTTGTTCGGCATTAGGATAGTTTTCAATACAATATTGAGAGTTGTAGAATGGGAAACCATAGATCTGAAGATTGGTTTCATCATTTTCTCTGGCAAATTGCTTTGCATCTGTAATAGTATCAAATGCCAGTGGCTTAAGATTATTGCCAAAGACATCTTTGTGACCTGTTTCAGGGTCACATTTGATATAGAGTGTAGGTTGATACTTTACTCGGGAACGGAATTCTTGACCATCTCGGATACCGCGAACACAGAGCGAAGAACCCGAAACACAAACGTTGGTGTAATATTCTGACATGTAGAGATTATACTACGGCTGTAGGATTATTTTCGGTTGCCGATCGTATAGTTTGCTTTTAAGGTCCATTCATTCTTCTCATGAAAGGGTATGATTTTAACCTTTGCAAGCGAGTTTGGCTCTGTGTTGCCAAGTATTTTACAGAGATTCCACTGCTCGAGCAGCAGTGCTATACCATTACGTCTGAGAATATCTTCTTCACTGATGTCTCTTTCAAAGCCATCGAGTTTAAAGAGCTCTCTGTAATGACATATGTAGTACTTCCCTCTCTTATGCAAAATATGGCATGTTTGAA